CTGGTCCGGCCGCATTGCTCAGCGCCACCTTCCAGGTTCCGCCCGGAAGCGTAATGTTAGATGCAGCAATGCCCAGCGCGAACTGGGGGAAGACGTGCCCTGTAACAGCCATGATTTCTCCGTGTTATAAGTTCTTCCCGAATGCCTTCTGGACATCGCCCCGGCCCTTCACTCGCACCGTGTTCCGCATCCACTCGAGCATGAACCGATCGAACGCAGACTGCCCGTTACCGCTGATCTGCAGAGCGACATTCAGATTCTGGGAGTTATCCCCCTGGGTCGCGTAGCCCGGCGTCACACCGTGCGGGTAGACGTGGGATCCCTGGGGCAGCCGAACGAGCTCCGGCCCTAGCTCGCCAACGAGAGTCAGCCCGTTCTTGGCCCCGCCCGAGGCGGCAAAGTTGCTGAATCCAACGATGCCACCCATTGCACGGGCCGGAGGAAGAGCGACCGTGTTCGTGTAAGTTGTCATGTGCGTGATGTTATACGTGTTGATGAAGGAAGAGACGTTCTGCGGAATATTATTAAGCTGTGTAATGACGCCGTCGATGTTAGCAATCGCCGAGCCGGTATTCGCATTGACCGTGACGGTAGTCCCGTGCATCGCATTAATCTTGGTCTGTAGTCCATTCACGTAGCTGGTCGCATCCTGTGCCGACATGCCTGTCGCCTCAAGATCGCTGATCAGCTTCGCCCGCGCAGAAGCGTAGGCGGCCGTCTTCGAGCCGCCATTGACGACCGCGTCGGTGAAGTTAGACATTGCCTGCTTGGCGCCCGAGCTGACCAGAAGGTCCGCCTGGAACTGGGCGTTCAGCTGGTTCTGGAGGACATTGGCGAGCGTTCCGGCCTTGATCGTCGATGCCTCCATTATGCTGTTCAGCCCCTGCATCGAGGTCGCGTTGTTCTTGACCCAGGTATTCAGGTTCTGGAGGGAGACGGTCCCCGGACCTAGGGCATCATTGATCATAGCGACCAGGGTCGCTCGAGCCGCCTCGTCGTTCTGCGCGAACGGAAGCATCTGGCCGGCCAGCGTAGCGACGGCGGTTGTCAGGCTCTTCGTGGACGCTTCCTGCTGCTCCAGCGAGTTGATCACCTGCTGGGCATTATTGACCTGGGAGTAGAATGACTGGGAGAGGGTGAGGCTGGCCTGGTTGAGGCCGCCCATGGTGGCCCCGGCCGTGGTGGAACTTAGTTTGATGTCGCCCAGCGAGTGGGAAAGCGTCTGCGCCTGCTTTGCGGTAAGACCGAAGTTTCCGGCGAGCGTCTGCTGCCCCAGGGCGAACGTATTCCAGGAGTTCTCGCCGGAGGTGACAACCTGCATCAGGTTATCCTGCGCCTGGGTGATCGACTGGATACTCTTGAGGTCGTCACCGAGGTACTGCTGCGGACCGCTTAGAGCGTTCATCGCTGCCGCGTAGCGGCCGGTTCCGTCCGTGAGCGCGCGGATGGCAGAGTTATAGCTCTCTGCCTCGATGATGTTCTGCGCCATCTGCTGCTTGTTCGTTGTCAGCATCTGAGCGCTGGTAATACCAGCATTCGTCAGCGCGGCGAGGGCCGCCTGGTTACTGCCAAAGACCTTCGCCGCCTGGGCCAGATTGGAGTTGTACGTCGCCTGGTCGCTCCGAACCTGGGCCAGAGCTGCACTGTAGTTCGCCATGCTCTGCGCTGCATCATTGGTAGCCGCCGAATAGGTCGTCACCTGCTGGACCTGATCGTGGCCCACCATCTGAAGGTGAGTTGTCCCCGTGGCAGCCTTGAGCTTTGCTGTCTGCGCGGTCGCCTGGTCTAGGGCGATCGAGTAGTTCTCCATGTCGTTGGCGAGCGTGGACCCAAGACTGGACAGTTTGGTATCGGTGATGGTCTTCTGTACCGAATCTGCAAACTGCTGCGCTGCGGACTTAGCGCTCAGCAGCTCGTAGACAAGAACGGCGACACCGGCCGCTGCCAGGGTGATCCATCCCCAGGGGAGAGCGGCTGCAGAGCTTACTTCGGCGGCAAAGTCACCGATGGCAGCACCGGCTGCAGAGAATCCGATCCGGTCGACGACAAGGCCGACATTCATAAGCCCCGTCGCGAGCAGGGGGAGTGTGCGTGAGATCAGCACCGCCGCCGCTGTGCCGAGGATACCGATGTAGACAACCGCCCCATGGAATGCAAGACCGAAGCCGATCACTGCCTGGCCGAGCCCCGAGCCAGTAATCGACTCGGCAACATGCGTAACGCCATTCGCTACATTCAGAAGAATCTCGGCGTAGCCCGGCATCTGCTTGAAGACATTGCCGAAGATCCCGCCAATGTTCCCGATGAGGTTCCCCCAGCCAGCAAGGTCCTTCGCCGAGTTCCGGACGAACACACCGAACCCGCTGCCCTGGGTCACGGCGTAGGTGAAGCGCGCACCGAGGTCATCCAGTACCTTGCCGGTCGCTAGTGCAACAGTCTGCAGCGCACCCGAGTTCTTGGCGACGATCTGGAGCCCTTCGCCCAGAAGGACGTAGACTTCGGGCTTCGCTGCCTCATTCATCTGCTCGAATGCACCGGTAAGCGGGTAGACGTTCTGGCCAGTCATGGTGATGGCCTTGTTCATATTCGTGAAGTGTGTGTAGATCTCTTTCGTCGCATTGACCGCAGATGAAGCAAAGGCGGCGATACCGATGATCGCCGGCCCGAGCGTCGCACCCGTCTCCAGAATGGCATCGAGCATCAGGTGCCAGCCAGAGACGTTTGCGCCCAGCATGTCCTGTAGGAGCATGTTGGCCGGGAGCAAGCTAGAGATCGCCCCGCCGAAGGTAACGAGGTGACCAGTGAACGCGCCCCAGAAGCCACCGGCTGACTTCCAGACGGGGATACCCCGTGAGATATTGTCGTTCAGCCGACCGAGCGCAAGACCGGCCAGAGAGAGTCCACCAACGAGTCCGCCTCCGAATAGGGCTGCTAGATTATGAGCGCTCAGGATCAGGCCGCCCAGACTCGGAACAACGTTGTCCTTGATGACGCTGCCCAGCTGGTGCGCGTACGGGAGGAAGTCCGTCACACAGGCGCCAAGCATGGACATGTACTTCTGTCCCTCATTGGCGCTATCGGCCAGGTCGAAGACATGCTTCATAAGCGGACTCCACTCAAAATCCGCTTGGCCGGCCGCCCGCCCGGCGTCCTGCGTCGCCTGGGCGAGCGAGCGCTCGGCCTCGGTGGCAGAGGAGATCAGGGAGACATCGCTTGGCTTGATCGCGTTCTCATAGTCGAGCTTGACCGGGACGGTTACCGCCTCTTCGGTGAGTCCAAGCTTCGGAAGCCCCGAGAACTCAGGAGAAACCGGAATTCGAATGACGGGCATGACCTCGCCATTCTGCATGAAGTCCTTGATCTCGACATTCGCGGGGATATTAAAGACCGTGCCGGTTGGACCAACGAGCTTCGCCCGTGAGGTATCGAACACGATCGGCACAGATTCCGTACCGATCTTACCTAGCGGTGGCATCTTGCTCGTGTCAAACTTGACGGGGATGTTATACTCGATCTGGCCTAGCTTATCAAGCTGCGAGGTAAGGTCCGTCGGCCTCAAGTTGAAGTCGAGGACGTCGGAGATTCCCGCCTGGTTGATCAGGCGCTTGATGAGCTGAAGCTGGGTCATCAAGCGACCTGGCTGAACATCAACGTCCGCAATGTCAGCGATACCGAGGGACTGAATTTTCGAACGGAGGGCCGTCAGAGAAGCGCCAAGCATCGAGGTGTCGACACGGCCGAAATTGAGACCTTTCATTGCGGCCTTGAGCGCAGCGACCTGGGCCAGGGCATCGCCGATACCAAAGTCTATCTGGCGGCTGCTCGCGACGCTGTCGGCTGCCGCCTTGAGCGCCGCGAGCTTGCTCATTGCCGAAGCGAATGCTGGACCGGTCAGATCGTTAGCCGTGATGCGAATCTCTACTTCATTCGCCATCTCGTTCCCTGCTTCCCATGTGAACGATCTTCAGCATTCGTATTAGCTCCAGTGACTGGTCGAACAGCCCGCCAGCGTCAGGAAGACAGCCGAACCGCTCGCACAGCCCGAGGACTAGCTCGGACCGTTCCAGTTCGGCAGGCTTTCCAATACGCTTTCCAGATCGGGTGACTGATCCGCCGAAGAGCTTCCATCGATCGAGCTCTTCAGCGAGTTCCGAGGGATTGACATCATGGCGAACTGCCACGAGCCTATGATCAGCCCGCCCCACCCGTTGTCGAGCTTGTGCCAGGTATCCAGGTTAGGTGGCGAAGGTTCACCCTCGACCAGTTCTAGGTTCCAGCTCGTTACGCGCGAGAGGAAGAACTGGGCGAACTCGTCATTCGACGCCGCCGCCTCCGCCCCCTTCAGGTCCGTCTCGCGCTCGGCGCTGATCATGATCTCATTCCACTCGCCGATCGTACACGGCCTGGCATGAATCTCTAGACCGTGCAGCGGCGTCCCTTCGTCGAACGTGATCTTCATCGGCGTCGACTTAGGTGTAAATCCCACTGTAGCCTCCTTACAGTATATCGGTACGGCTAGGCGTGCGTGGTCCAGGTGGGGACGTTACCGTCCGCCAGCTGGCCCGGCACCTGCCAGGTCAGCTCACCGGTGTTGGCGCGCGTGATCTGGTAGTCGGTGAGGTAGTTGTTCACGACTAGGGAAGGAAGTCCCGTGGTCGCACCGAGCGGGTCGATCTCCACCGATCGGATCGCCGTGGTACTCGGGATGGTCTTGAACACGTCGTGCGACAGGTTCGTCGAGGCCGAGTTGAACACGCCGTTGAGCGTCACGGTGTAGTCCGCGAGCAGGAGGAGCGTCTCCTTGGCGAACTTGTCAACACCGGTGACGTCCTGGGTGTTCCGGGGCGTCGTGAAGGAGTAGTTGGTGCAGTCGTTGGTGATGGTCCGGGCGGTGCCGCCGGAGTCCTGGACGAGAATTGCACCGCCGAGGCCGCTGGTCTTCGCCATGAGGCTATCCTCTCGCTATCGTGTCGACAATTTCCTGCTGGTGGAGCATGAAGTCCTCGGTCCAGTCATCCGCGTACCGATGGATGTACGGCGCGGCGCGGCGCGGATTTCCGCGCCAGTCCCCCTCGTGGACCAGGAGGATCGGTGGCTTCCCGATCTGTATCCGGTGCTCCGCCCGCTTCATGCAAGGATTTCCCGGACCATAGATCAGCTTGACTTCGAAGGGGCCGGTTCGCTGAAGGGAGTGACTTCGGTCCTTATCGACCTTCGTTAGATAATGAAACTGCTTCCTTCCCAGCTCCGTCGTGAGGTCGATCGTCATGACGAAGCCGTTCCTCATGGCCTCACAGTTGACCTCCTCACACGTCGCCCGTCGCCAGTGGCTCTCCAGCGGAGCCTTCCAGGCGTAGGTCTTGAAGTACTGCGGCCCCAGCGTTGGTTCCAGCCGATTGTACTGATTGCTCCATCGCATCCTAGAACACCTGCCCCGCTGCCTTGTTGACATTGATCATGACAGCGAACTGGGCGTATGTGAAGGTGCCGGTCGTGACGACCTTCAGGAACTCGTTCACCGTCGTCGTGTTGCTGACCGACTGCCGTGCCGATCCCACCCCCGTGAAGCTTCCGAAGTCCATGAGCGTCGTGTAGGATCCACCACTGGTCGTCGCATGCGTGATTGAAATGTCCACGCTGGTTCCAACGAGCGCGACAAGGTTGACATACGCCTGCGCTCCGAAGTTGAACGCTGCCCCGTTGTCGTAGAACGAACCGACCGTCGCCGCCGTATCCGCCCGGAGGCCGGGGGTTAGCTGGATGCCCCACTCCACCCCGTAGGCATTCGCCTGGATCGTGACGGAGAGCGTCAGGTTGCCGACATTGTCGCGCGTCGGATCATAGTTTAGCTGCTTCCCGATGCAGCAGCAGGCCGGAGCTCCAACGGCCGCACCGCGGAAGTACGATCCGACCACATCCGTCCGCGGAAGCGTAGATAGTGCATTGTGCTCTGTAAGGACCCCAGTCCAGGCCCAGGTAGGAGCAACGGAGTAGGTGATGGTGATGGTGCCGAGCGCCGGGAGGACGTACGTCCCCGCTGTCGTCCCCACCGTCGAGCCGTTGATCGTTACATTGAGATCGTACCGCCCGTGATCGTCACGAACACAGGCCAGTTATAGGTGCTAACCTGAGGCGTCCCGCTGGCCGGCATCGAGGGGGTGTTCGTTGTTCCGGTGTTCTCGAAGTAGGAGGAGAACTGCATCATCCCATCACGCTGGCCGGGGATGCGCGCCTCGGCAAGCTGCTTGATACCAGTTGCCTCAAGGAGGTTGAGCGGGCCACTCAGCTTGTCAATCGAGGCTACGTCGCCCGAGAGGTCGTAACCGCCGGCGTAGAAGTTGTCTCCAAGACCGGATGACTTAGCCATACCGGCTACCTCTCCTGGTACATGATTGCGCCGGACTCATCCGTGAGGTTAAAGCCGGCCTGGTCGGTGAGCGGAAGGAATCCGGTTGTGAATGACTGGACGAAAGCATCGTTGATGACGACCGGAATCGAGATCGTCATGATCCGGTACATTCTCCGATCAATCTCGACGTAGCCGGCCTGGGCGCTCAGCGAGATCCCATTGGCACCGAGAAGGTCGACATACCGAACATCCGCTTCTCCGCCGAAATTGAAGTCTCCGCTGAAGGTGCCCATGATGTCCGTTGTGGCCGCCATGACCTCAGGGTCGATCGCATCGTATGGCTGCTGGGTGAAGGGGACATAGATCCTCCCCTGGAATGCAACTAGGAGCGAGGTCGCAGCGAGCCCGCTGAGCCGTGCCGGTCGAATAGTCTGGGCCCAGAGGGCGAACACGATCCCGTTGCCCGGGGCAGATTTCGGCTCATGCCCGTTGACCGAATCGAATCGGCCGCTCGCTAGCGCGTAGCTGGTTATCTTGTCGATGACCTCGGCGATGGCCGCGTCATTGAACTGCGCACTCAATGACCCCTCCCTTACTGGGGTATGACCTGGAATACAGGTGCTGTCGATGTGTAGGTAGCGACGAGCGTATGTCCCGCTCGGACCGAGATCATCTGACCGATGGAGAATGTGCCGTTGAACAACGCCTGTCCGTCGAGCGTCAGGGCAGACATGTCGCCCAGACTTGTCATTACGAGCAGGACATCGTATGGCCACTGGGGGAAGGTGTACGGGGTAGCTCCGGCCGTCAGGCTCACGGGAGCCGGAGCAACATGCCATCCCGACGCAATGTTCTTGTCGTTAATCTCGCGGCTCGTGATGATTGCGAAGCCGGCCAGCGTGGCCGCATTGGGCGACGATGACTGGGCTGTTAGCTGAGCGGCGATGTCGGTCGCCGGGACCGGGGAGGTCTCGTCCCAGGTCGGCTGATCCAGGAACAATGTTCCCTGGCAGTTCGTGGTCAGGGTGTTTATGTAATGCGTTACGGCCTCGAAGTGGACGTTATTAATAACCATCGGGACACGCGGCTGGCCGGTTGCCGGGGTATAGGGATGGATCGTCAGGCCGTACTTGGTCGAGAAGGTATGCAGGTTATGGAAGATGCCCCCGAGTTCCTGGCTGATGAGGATCCCGGTCGCGTTCGCGTCGATGCTGTTTCCGGTACTCCCGCCGGAGATGTTCGTCGCGTGACAGTGTGTCCGGTCGATCCGTACGCCGGTATGGCCACCGTAGCCGCGAATATTCCGGAGGATCACGGCATTGCCGTTGGTCGGAGCCCCACCGCCAAAGTCAGCCATGATATACATATGGTTCGCGATGCCTCCGGTCGTCGCGACCTCAATCACGGTAACGTTGGATATCTCTCCGAACTCCCATCCGGGGACGGACAGAAGGGAGGGAGCGCTCGAAGTCTGTACGGCGGAAGGGCTGGTCAGCCGAACCTCGATTCCGTCCATCCAGAGAACGGTGACCGGGTACCCGCTCGTTGCGAGGGGCACGGAGACTACGGGATGCGTGTAATCCGACCCGACGATAGCAGTGCCGCCCAGATTCTGGGTCGGGCTCGTGATGTTGAAGACTTCAGACCACTGGGAGGTCCCGGCTCCGGTGAACCGATAGACACCCGGGCCGATGATGATCGGGCCGCTGGTCGTAAAGACGCCGCCGAGCAGCCGAATGCATCCTGTGTTCCCTGTGAACTGGTTGTTAAAGGCGTCGTAGACGGTACAGGTCGGAAGCGAGTTGAACGCTTCCTGGATCCCGCTCGTTGTGGTCCCGGGCGTGTCCGGCCCGAAGTTCGCGCCACCGTTTGTTATCGTCGAACCGCCATTAGCAATACCGACCGCGCTCACCGTCACCCACGGGAGCGAGACCACGTCGGCCGCTCGGACCTGGTCCCACGCGGGTACCGCGCTAATGGTGCCGTTTCCCTGCTGGCGGAGGAACTCGCGTGCAGTACTAGTATTCCCAGGGAGCCGGACCGCTACCCCTGATCCGCCTTCGTACTCAATGTCGCCAAGCGTTGTCATCGGAGAGAGCGCACTATACGCGGCGGGAGCCGACGTCTGTCCGGTACCGCCATTGGCGATGCTGATGGGAAGAGCGGGGACGGCATTCTTGACGAATGAGGTCGAGGCGACCTGGGTCGTATTGGTCCCGGGGCTCGCCGTCGGGGTGGTTGGGGTTCCGGTCAGAGCGGCATTCTGGAGGATCTCCTGGGCAAGCTCCGCGACGGTCATCTTCTTGTTGGTGCCTTGGGACGACATCGTCGGGTCATTGACGTCGACGTCCGGAATGACGTCGTTACTCTGCGGAACGCCCTGATCGCCGTAGCTAGTAATCTCTGGCAACGGAACCCCTTTCCACTCGCTTCTAGTTCATGCCGGGGATGAGCGGGGTGGGAAGAAGCAGTCCGGACGGCGACGCCGTCTCCTTCTTCTTCTCGATCTTCATGTGCTGCACGCAGACTGGGACCGTTACCAGGCCAAACATCACCTGGCCTGGCTGGAGCTGGAGCTGCTGCCAGAGCGGGACCAGGGTATCCGCCTCCCGGACCTTAGACCAGGCCTCACCGGAACGCCGCTCCTCGTCGTCCTCGGGTAGCTGCAGGTATTCCTCGATGCAGTGAATGCACTTAATGCTGTCCATCGCTCTTTGCCTCCACATGAGTCGATGATGGAATTTCCGGCAGCGGCTCCTGACCGAATGCGGCCATCGCTGCCGACATCGCGCCGTAGTCCGTCGCGAAGTTTGCGTATATGCTGTAGAACAGCGTGATGAAGATCCCCCACTTGAGCCAGACGGTCGGCGCCAGGAAAAACAGCGCCGTCACGGCGGGGAAGTTGACCAGCCAGTACAGCATCCCGTAGTAGTGAACCTTGTACTGTGTATGCGGATTCGTCTCGAGATCCTTGATGACATGCCTTAGCCAGCCATGACGCATGACGGTCGCATTGCGCTGGATACGCATGGCACGGAGTTCCGCCCGAAGCTTCCGGAACTCGGCGATGCTCTCGTCGGACAGGGACGTGGTCACCCGGACCTGACTAGTTGCCATTCTGTGCCTCCCGCGCTTCTCTCCTGGTGTCGAGCCTCTTACCGATCTCAACGCCAGCCCATGTTCCGTACTTATCGGCCAGGAGCGTGAAGCAGATCACGAGCGAGGCGAGGAGGGTGTTATGGCTAACGAACAGGGCATCGCCGCCGCAGTACAGCCAGGCCATCCGACAGGCATCACCGGCCGCGTCCCAGTTCCCGGCC